TTTTAGTCCGTATAGCAAGTTCATTATAAGATTCAAAGGTAACATTATTGCATTCGTTAATATAAAGAATATCACGGCGAGCACCACGTAACTTACTACTGTCATCCGCACTAAAAAATTCAATAAAACTTCCATTGGCAAATTCGTATCTTAAAAGAGATTTATTAAAGCGTTCATCAAAGTAACGCCCAGTGTCTTTCATAATGCGTAAAAAGTCTTTTAATGCACCTCTACGCAAGTGTGGTATTGTTTCAGCTACTACGCTTATTTCAGTTCGTGGAAATGTAGCCGCCTTTGTTATTAATATCGGTAGGATTCCGTATGTTTTCCCAGCACTTGTTCCTCCTTGAATTATTTTAATTCGTTTTTTTAAAGAGTTTATTTTACGAATCGCTGTTGTTACTATCATGCAAACAGTTTAGTTTGTGCTGTGTGGTTGTTTATCCTTTGCATAGCCTTATCAAAGTACTCTTTATCAAGCTCACAAGCTGTTAAGTCAAAGCCGTAATCATGACAAGCTATTGCTATTGAGCCACTGCCTAAGTGAGTGTCTAAGATTTTGTCTCCTTGCTTTGCGTATTTATCAAGCAACCATTTGTAAAGTGCTACGGGTTTTTGAGTTGGATGTATTTTTCCACCTTCTTCTTTTCTATCAGCCATTGTTTTATGAATTGAATAATCAAAAATTTGAGCTGGTTTTTTTATGTTAGTCCACGCATATTCAGCAGATGCAAAATTTTCAACTGTTTGTTGTTTATTCCAAATTATAAAATATTCAGTTGTTGGTAAAATAAAATTGTTTGCACCCCAAATTATTTGATATTTTGAAACCCTAAATAATTCACTAAAATATTCTTCGTTTGGTTTTATATCCCATTCATTTAATTTAGCTGACTTACACAATCTATTACTTAATTCAACTCTATTTCCAAAACGAGCAATCCCATAAGGCGGGTCAACAATAGCCAAGTCAAAATACTTATCTGAATAGCGAGCCATAAGCTCCATGTTATCTTCATTGGTTATCGTCAGCATCTAATTTGAATAAAGGTTGTTCAATGTTTATTTGTTCAACTTGCTCTTTTAAGTTGTTTAAACGCTGTGTTATGCTTGGATTGTACTGTCCTACCATGCCTCCAGTTATTTGGTCTTGGCGTATTTCTTTGCGTATGCGTGAACAGATGGGAGTATATTCTGAATATCTTTTATCGGTGTTTTTAAAATAGTCCTCAACACATCCTACTTCATTCCAGCAGAATATCTCAAATCCCTCCATTGTTAAAGGGCATTCAAGTGGCTCTGCTCTTTCTTCAAAGTCTTTACCTCCGTATACATATTTTATTCTTGGGTTCGCCTTTACGTTGGCTTTATACTTTTCAAATAGTCCATATAGTTGTTCAGGGCTATCTAAGTTTCTTGGTCTTCCTACTTTTGCCATAATTTAATTCGTGTTTTAGTTAGAATTGTATTGATATGTGTTAAATTCGTCTTTTGTTACTGCGTGTATTTCTAAAGAGTAAATTTTATAGTCTATAAAAACACAGTAGTTTATTTCTGCTACTTTCATTATTAACCTTAGAGCGTTCCAATCTGACTTATGTTTATTTGGGTTCATAAATACAATATAGTAATCGCTGGTTAATGTTATGCTCAATTTTCGTTCGTGTTTTTTGATAGGTTATCTTCATAACTTGTTGAACAAACTGCTAATCTTTGATCCGTGTTTTCAAACTCACTTACCATTTTGTCATCGGTCATACATCTTTGAATGAACTCCGACTTTGTTTCGTTAGTTGTTGGCTTGGGAATCGGCATCTTCGTATGTGTTATAAACTTGTTTTAATTGGTTTACTCTTTCTAAAATACACGATCCACATGAAGTTGGTTCGTTGCGTACTCCAAACACTCTTGAATGAATTGCAAGTATTGTCTTTTGTTCACTTGGCTTTATTACTTCCGACTTTTTGTCAAACCATTCTTTTAACCAATCGTATTCAGCTTGTTCTAAACACTTCGCCTTTCTGTAAGGAAACAACTCATTTAACTTTGCTTTGCGTTCATCGCACCCACAATCTTCCCCAAGTAACCATTTAGCAACCTTTGCTACTCCAGTTACTTCGAGTACCTTTTCAACGGTGTCTCCTAATCCTTTGCTTTCTTGAGCTAATATTTCAGCTTTTGTTCGTCTTTTTCTTGCCATGTTTTTATTTTATTAATTCGTAATCCTCGTTTTTGTAGTCCTCATAATGTTCGCCGACTTCTATTTTTAAACTATCCTTGCAATATTTTAACGTTTGCCATACTGATTTGAAACTAATACCCGTGCATTTTTGTATTTGACGTGTACTCATTCCTGTATCTCTGTAAAGTTCATATAATAGTTTGTCGTACCAATGCCAACTGTTTACTGTTTCGTTTATTTTTACTTCTAATTGCTTTTGAGCGTTCGTCTTTTCGTATGGATTACTTTCATCAACTAACTGAATTGCTTCCGTTATATCGACTTTTTGAAGCCTTTGTTTAGATTTCTCAAAGTCATAATACATATTTCTTAAAACAACCCACACAAACCCCTTGTAAATAGTACCGTTACGGTAAAACCTTTCTTTGTTTTCGTGTTTTGCTAACTTTAAATACATCTCTTGAACAATGTCCTCTGCTAAACTATACTCTCCAAACGAGCGCACAACTTTAATCCAGTGTTTATGGTCTGCGTATAAGTCATTTAAAAACCGATTACAGTCCAATAAACGCAAGTATTAAAACAACAATCAATCCTACCGAAACACGAACCAAACTTTTACGCATCTCCAACTCATTAAACAACCACTTTTTAAACCTAATACTTGGAATGCTCCAAACAAAAACAAGTACAGCCCTATCCAAAAAGAATAAGGCTATAATGAAAGGAAATAAAAGTATAGTTAAGTATTTCACGCAACTAAATTATGTAATTTTTTCTTATAATTAATCAACCGACCTATTCCACGTGCGCAAGTGTCTAATCTATAAACGTATTTTTCTGCTAACTCATGCAATAATCCTTTCTTGCAATACATGATAGTGTCTGAAATAACCCTCATTCGTGTTTGCATACCGTCAATTAATTCGTTTACCTCTTCAATTCTAAATGGAATTTCATCTTTGTCAGGAACATAACCACAACCGTCGCATGACATACAAGTAAAATCAACAGGATTCTGCTCATAAGGAACGTGAGTATCGTTCAAATCAATCGTTACATAACCATGTCCATCACATTCGGGACAACTCATAAATACATTTTTCATAATAATTAAGTTTAATTGTCTACAAATATACTAATTAATATAATACAAACAAAAAAAAGCGGAATTTTTTACGTTCCGCCTTCCGACCGTGTTACCACAATCCAAAAATGATTCAGTAAGGTGGGTTTGCCATTAACTTATTTAGCTCCATTTGTTTAATCTTATTGATTATCTCAATTGGAGTTTGATATGTTAAATTGTTGTATAATAATTCTAACCAGTTCATAATACTTTCTATTTATTACTAAAAAACTTTCCTATCTTTTCAATAGACCTACTCGATAAAGTGCTTCCACTCATAAATTTATGCAGGTTAGGTTGTTTTACCTCTACTAACTTCGAGAAAGCGTTTAAGCTCAATTCGTGTTTTTGTAGGTAGTGTTTAACCATTACCCTTGTTACTTCATTCGCTTCGCTTAAAACCTTTGCTTGTTGTTTCATAAACTACCTAAAAAATCGTCAAAGTCTTTATTGCCGTAACTTGGTTTTCCAGCTGTTGGCTTCGCTTGTTCCTGAACTGGTTTAAAACTTAATGACTGAAACTTTCCTTTTTGTCCGTCTTTTACCCATGATGAAACGTAATACTCCACGCCACCGATAGTTGCTTTACCCTGATAATGCGGGTGCGTTTCCTTTTCTCTTTTGTCGTTAGTGAATAACGCTCCTGAATTGTCTCTTTTTTCCATTTTTATCTTGACTTTATATATAAATTATTAAACCTTTCTACCGTGCAACAAAACTCATTAATTGGATTCTTTTCATCCTGTCTTATTATCTCATACCACACACGGTTTTTTTTCAATTCTTTAATCTGTACTATTTGATTTCTTGTTAAGTTTTTGTAGTAACCCATTAATGTTAATTTGTCTGTCATTTTTTATACTTTTTGCGTAAATAATTTCTCCATTGCTCTTGCTTTCTACCATTCACAAATATCCAGCCTAAATATAACTCGAATAATCTTTTAAGTTTTTTCATTACCATAACCATTTTAAAAATGTCCATATCAATTTCAAGAATTTACGAATTAACCCATACTCATTTTGTTGAGTAGGAATGTTTATTGGCTGTTGAACTTTTACTTTTGTTGTTCGTGTTTTTGATTCAGCCCTTGCCTTAGCTTTTATTTCTGCTGGTATTTCTATATAATTCATATCAAATTGTAATTGAGGTTGCGTTTGTTTTCTTTGCATTTTTTGGAACTTTCTGTATTCATCAATTAATTTATTATTAACTTCTACATTTTCATTCCATTTATATATACCTAAATAATCTTTAAACACAATATTTTTCCTTAATAGCATTGTTGCTAATTGGTTTCCAGTACGATGTTTTTTTGTTATAGCATTTAGGTTAGTAACACTACTATTATCTATTTGACTTTTCATGTCATTTAAGCAAATTATCCATTTTTTATTTGCTACTTTTTTATTTACATTCATAATTCATTAATTAAATTGTTATAATACTCACGTGATAACTCTATTCGTTGTTTAATTTGTTCAATTACGCTTTCGTCTTTTGCTATTTTAAAGACTTTTAAGCGCTTTTCTTTTGGTATATGGTCAAAGTTATGTTTCGACTGAACAAAATCCCTTACATCCAAACTTTCATCAATTAACCCTTGTTTCCAATGTTCACGCCTTACTTCGTCCTCTACAATCTGAAAAGGTGTATTTACTAAGCAATAACAAAGTAACGCTTGGTCTTTTCCTGTTAACCACATATAACCTTGCAATTGATAGTAATAATCTTTGTTCGGACATTCGGTTTCAAAAAACGGAAAAGTTGTAGCATCCCAAGAACATTTTACATCCAAAAGAATTTCATTCGTGTTTACGTCTGGAGTTCCAGTTAAATAATCGTTTGTTAAATTCTCTTCATTCTTGTAAATAAAGCCTAAATTCAACACATCGTTAACCAATTCGATTCCATCGTTTTCAACTTCATTCCCCTTGTCAGTGTATCTACTCCAAAACTCTTTACGGATTCCGTATTTATGTTCGATTGCAAGTTCCTGAATGTAGGTCTTTGTAGTTTTAGATAAGACCTCACCCTTTGTTTTGGGGCTTGTCATAAGTTTTCCTATTTGTGAAGCTCGTATTTTCATAACAATAACAATGATTTTTGTTGAACTTCATTTAACTCAAACTTTGCTTGTAGCTCTTCGGCTGTAAATTCACCGTTACGGATAGCTTCTATTGCTTTTAAGAATCGTTCACCTTGTATTGTAGGCTTTTTTTCCGTCTTTACGGATTCTTCTTTCTTGTTGTCTTTTGAATCAGGGTCGCTTTCAGTTTCATCAATTAAGAATAAACCATTCAATGCGTATTTACGTGCGTAACTGGATGCTGTGCCAGTGCATTGTTCACTTGACATTCCTTTGTGTTCACCAAGCTCTGCCCATCCTAAAACTTCTGCTATGCCGTCATCAGTTTTTAACGTTGCAGTTGCTTTTAAAAATAGCTTGTTGCCTACTTGTTCAATACTATCACTAAGGATTAATGTTGCTCCGTGTTTTACTAAGATAGGTTTTGCTGATTCTAAGATTTGTTCAGCACTTCGATACTTGTAATTACCAAACTTGTTTAAACTTCCTTTTGGACATTTTAATTCTGCCTGAATTTCTAATAACTTTTTCATAATATAAATTTTAATTGTTTGACAAATATAACTA